TCCGATGATGGTACTGGCTACGATAAGCGGGAGATTCATTTTAATGTCGCGAAAAACAGGAATGGGGAAAGCATGGCTACCAACTTTGACTTCCATCCATCCGTTGGACGATTCACCTTGGCGGTTTCTCCTACCTTGAATGACGGAAAAGTGAGTCAGTCGCCTTGGTGAGACTACATAAGGATACAAAAAGCCCCCTCTCGTCTCCAAGAAGGGGCATAGAAAGCGTTTTGATTATTTGTGTCGATAATTGCGTGATCTCAAATCAAAACGCTTTTTAGGTGGGTCTATGGGGCTAATTCGGATTTCTCCTCTCAATACATTTCCTCGATTAACCTGGTAAGGTCACCAACGGAAGGCCCGCCCATAGCTTTGGACCACGCTCTTGCATATGCATCTGTGCAATCCACAGGAGCCTCATATTTTTTCACCCTTTGAGATACCCAAAGGAATGCGTCTTCTTTTGCAATACCCGCAGATATCGCTTGCGTTATAAGTTCCTTAATTTCGCTCATATCGTTTTCTCCTTTCTCTTATTCCACCACGCGATCAACCTGGGCGCGAAACGCATGGCCACGAAGATTGCCAGCCCAAGCGCGATGCGCGGGATCATGTCGTTGTCTTGTTTACTGCTCATGACTTGCATGGCATGGTCAAACCTGATCGACTAACAGAACATAATTCCCATGAACCATCAGCCATCTCCATCCATCGATAACCTTTACACATATATTTCCACCAAGCTAATGTCTCAAGGCGCTTATACTTCGTTGGCTTTCCACCAACATCAATAGTGAGTAATCCGTTTTTGGTGTAGCGTTTCCGCAACCATTGTTGAATTTTAAGGTATTTCTCTTCTTGCTCAATTATTCTCATGGCTTTTCTGCTCCTTGTAGTATTCGTCAATCTTTGCACGCATTAACTTGTCAATGGCTTCCATCGCGGATTCGGGTCCGGCACATTTGAACCAAAAGTCTAGGCACATGTCCATGAATAGCACGCCAAGGGCGGCTTCTAGTTCCGCGTTTCTCTCAACCCAATCGACTAACTCCAGGGCGGCTTTATTGTATTTCTCTTCGCTCATCCCTCACCCCCCTCTACCTTGGCGAGAACCTCGCGGACCTTTGCAAGTTCATAGCTCGCGTCATATTCACCCTCTCTATCTACATTTTCCATGCATTCCTCAAATAGCTTGCACATTTCGTACATCGCCGGAGCCGCCGCGATCAATCGCGCGTTTGCGTGGTGTACTTCTTTCGCGATCTTACTGCCGTCATGGGACGCAATATCTCGATGGACATTTTTGCGCGATTGATATGCATGCCAAGGTCCGGGCGTGAATGTGGCGCGTTTCTCTTTTGTGGCTTCCATTATGCGTTCTCCTTTTTTAAGGCTTTCTTCTTTCTCTTGTTTGCGTCTTTGATGAAAGACTTAGCAAGATCCGCTTCCAAGTTTCTCCTTAGCTTCGATTCGCTTGATTTGTCCAATCCGACAATGATTAATTTATCATCGAGCCAATTGCTCAATGGGTTAGATGCGTTATTTTTCATCGTTTTTCTCCTTTGTTATTTAGTTAATGGTAAAGCCATCTGCCTTGCGCGTTTACGCGATACGCGGATCGTTACACGATCATCCGCCTTTCTCGTATCGCGTTGCATTGTATCCTTTGCCCGCGTTTCTCGTTCCTGGCGTGCTTTCTCGCTAATCGCGAGTAGCTCCGCCAATGCGGTTGGGAAAATGTCGCTTGCGTGCTTCATGCGTTCGCGATCTCCTTTAATTTCTCATCAATGCGATCAATGCATTTATTGAGGTACTCGCATGCTTCTTCATCGCATAAGTGAGGGCGATTGGTAGGCACTTTTAGGTTAAGTTTCTCAATTGTATTGAGTAGCTCAACATTCGCATCCATCAAATCCTGTAATCCAGCAAATCCGAAGTGATCGGGGTATTTCTCGATGTCATCGGTGCAGTAATCGAGTTCCTCTTTACTTAGCGTTGCAATGAAATTGCTCGCGATTTTGTCGAATGTATCACTCATACGAGTTTCTCCTTTGTTATCTTTTTTTCTATTTCCTCAACCTCGATAAGTAGTTTCTCCAAGCGCTTTTCAGCTTTTCGTTTTTGGTTCTCCCAATACGAAATCTTGGAAACTAATTCCCTTTTCTCGCATGCCAAAATTTGTGCTTCGTTCATGCTAGTTTCTCCTTTATGTAATTTTTAGCCTCATCCAAAGATTCAAGAAGGGCGTGGAATACTTTGACTTTCTCTTCATCATAATCATCTTTCATCAACTCATTAGGAAAGTATTGCACCACTTGGAAACCATCGCCCTCTAGATCAACGATGTAATAATCGCCATCAACGCAATTAGGTTCATTATCGCCATAGTGCCATGCTTCAAAGCTCCAATCCGCGTTCAATCCGCATCTTGTAAATTTACTCATTTCTCTTATTCTCCGTTGTTATAGATTCTGCGAATGCGTACATATCCATCTTTATCCGTTACATATTGAGGGGATGGATTGCGCATTTCTCCAATCGTGACTTCTTTCTCTTTGTTTAGATGCGCCATGATCCCATCAATGTCGCTTGATTGTGCCTCATAATGAAAGCGTTTTTCTCCGCATAAGAGCATATCTCCGCCATCATATGCTTTGCATTCCTCAAACATTTTCCGCAATTGCTTTTCGTTACGAATCTCCATCACCATGGGATCATCCCATATCAGTAGGTAATGGTTAGCTTCCCCATCATAATCATTGATGCGTGCGAGTACTTCTTCTTGTTTGTCCATCTCTCTATCTCCTTTGCATTAATTGTTTTAATTTGATCCACGCCCCTACCATCAAGTAAGGACCCCAAAAAATCGCGAGTAGTTGTAAAAGTGCGATCATGACGCTAAAACGATTTGCAAATCCTCGATTGGTAACTCGCGATATTCTTTTTTCTTAGTTACCAAAGCGCGTTTGATGAGTTGATCATCTACATAGAAGCGAAATTCTGCGCTTCCATCTTCATGAACTCTGCGAGTTGTGCGGTGACTCACAAAGTCAAAGCTATTTCGGGAGCTTGTTCCCACTTTAACATCAACACATGATTGCTCCCTTGCTCCATAACTCTTTGAGCTTTTGTAGATACACGCTTGGACATTGTTCCATATTGGATAACTTTTCATAACTATATTTTCTTTCTTTGTATTTGGCATCATTGCCACACTTACCAAACTACAAACGTACACTAAAAGCAAGCAAGAAATAACACAAAATACACTTTGCCCCCAATACCACATAAACACTAGCCTCTACGCGTTACGCGGATCGTTTCACGATCACCGATTTACGCAAATTAGAGCAAAAACATATCCGCGAGCAAGGGAATCAAGCGATCTATCGAATCCGCGAATCGAGAACGCAAACAAGCAAGGAATCGCGAGCAAGGGAATCAAGCGATCAGCGAAAAGGGAAAGACGCAAACGAATCGCAACTCAATCGCGAGGTGATCGCAAACCAATGCATTTCTACTACACCCTATCTTTTTTCAGTCCACGCAAAACCCATCAACATATCATGATGCGTTGATGCGTTCCATGCCATCGCGGATTCGCTCGCCATCGCCATCTCCTCGCCATCGATCCGCCATCTTTCCGCGTTCCTCGCCATCAATCGCGATATCTAAGCGGATTAGCAAACGATTTAAAGTCTACTGTGCCGTTGCGCGGTTAAGTCTTAGCGCGTCCAGGCGGGGGGGCGGGGGTGCGCCGGCGCGTCCGCGTTTTTCTGTATTATCATCACTCCCCCCACAACTTTTTTCGCCATAAGCGCCCCCAGCGTACCGCGTCTGCCGTCCCCCTCGTGATCCGCGTATCGCGTACCGCGATTAGTGCCTTGCCACGGCTCGCTGATCGATCCTCGATCCCGTAGCCTTGTGTAGCCTAAGTGTTACTTGTTTGCGAGATTTGAGTGATATGAGCCTGATGGCTTCCAAAGTTTGTATCCCGCGTTTAGTACTACTTCTTTGCATAGATCGAGGAACTCGTCTTCTGTCATATCGTTCTTTGCACGGTTTGCGTCCGTGCATACGATCTGTAGGTTCTCGATTGAATTATCGCCACCTCTTGCGGTTGGGAGGATATGGTCGTATTCGTATTCGTGTGGTTTATTCCAGGATAGTGGTCTTCCTGTTATGGCGCATTGGAAGTGGTCGCCGTACTTGGCGTGTACATCCTTATAGGTAAAGTTGTTATTTCTTTGGAAGCGTGAGGCTTTATCTACGATTGCCTTGGACATTTGTCTAGGGGTTTTTGGTTTTATATTGTTTTCTTTCTTTTGCTTCCTTGGCTTGCAGTTCTGAAATACGCTTACCCGTTTTACATGGAGATATACGTGGTGAGGTACATTCTTTCGTCTTTGCTTAGTTTTTTGTTTCTGTCCTGGTGCGAGGTGGTACGAGATTGTGGACTTTGAACAGCCAAGGGTATTTTGTATGTCTTTGTATGATAGTCCCTGGGCGCGAAGGGCATTAATCTTCGGAGCTAGTTGGGACTTCCTCATGTGTTTGTGTTGTTTCTGCGTCTTCTATATCGATTACTTTTTCTGTTGATGCGTCTTGTGGTAGGTTCTTTACGCCTTTTTTTAGGATATCCCGTACTTGATCGGGGGACATATCGGAGGAGCCTAGTTTGACATTGGCAGATGCGGTTATGTTTGTGGGTCTGCCGGATATGGTCATAAGTTTATCGAAGAGCATACCCACGGCATAGGCTTTATTCTGAGGTGGTATTTGCTCTATGGAGTCGTGTAGGTCGTTGAGGGAGTCTGCGACCATATGCTGGAGCTTCTTTTGTACTTCTGAGAGGAATTGTTGCTCTGTCATCTTTAATCCGTACTTCAGAGCGTTGTGTACTCGTAGTCTGTCTTCTTCTTGTTTCACGGATAGTTCCATATTCTGTGCCTCTTGCTTTGGAGTTGATTGTCTAGCGGCTATTCGTGCCGCGGCGGTTATTACTTTATCCTTTAATTTAGCATCAAAGGGCTTGAGCTTCTTGGGTATTCCTCGTGGCATGTAGCGTTTTTTATATTATTTTGCTTGCATAGGCTACAAAAAACTACAAAAGGGTGTGCATGGCGGAAAAGATGACAGGGAAGGAGTGCATGCGGATTTTGAAGAAGCATGGGATTAGTAGGGATGAATTTGCGGGGATGATGGGAATTAAGAGAAGTACCATGCGTACCTGTGTTCATGGTAATCGGATATCGCGTAAGATGGTTGAGCGATTGAAGGAGATGGAGGGAGAGAGTGTTATTGCGGAGGAGATCGCAGAAGTGGACGCTATGATCGAGGAAGCGATTAAGCCCAGGGTTGTGGTGGTCGAGGAGGGCGAGAGACGCATGGCACGGGTATATGGCATCCCCTCGAATAAGTTTTTACGACTGATTGAGTTTCGTGACGGGACGAAGGGCAAGGTTAGGTGCAAGCCCGGTAAGTATTATGTGGGTGATGAGATGCGTGTGAAAGACGCGGGTAATGGCATGTGGGAGATCGTTTGATGTGGATAATACCCAAAACATTATCAGCTTTTGTACAGGATACGGAGGGATTGAACTTGGACTTAGAGGAGCGGGCGTGGATGTTAGAGTCGTCTGCAATGTGGAGATCGAAGCCTTCGTCCAAGCAAACCTGGTTGCGAAGATTGAAGAAGGGCGGATGGATAACGCCCCTATCTACTCGGATCTTAAAACCTTCCCAGCAGAAATATTTCGAGGAAAAATTCACGGAGTCATTGGTGGATATCCCTGTCAGCCGTTCAGTAGCGCGGGGAAGCGAAAAGGAGAAGAAGACCCAAGACACTTATGGCCATACATCCGACAGCATGTCCGGGCAATTAGACCTGTTTGGTGCTTTTTCGAAAATGTCCGAGGCCACACCACGATGGGGCTATGGCGAGTCCTGTCCGATTTGGAAGAAGATGGTTACCGAACGGAGTGGGGATTGTTC